CTCCCTTAGGAGCCCACTGGCGCGTTTACGTGTCGCAAGATTAACAACCTTGTTCTATCGAATGATTGCAGTGCAATATTATTCGATTTTACCAAATAAAACGGGTAGTTCCCGTTTTACTTACGGAGGACCGTGTTCCTCTTTATGAGAGGAGCACTAAATGCCTGGTTATTTTACTGACAGTCGCACCCGGAAGCTTTCGTTTCCGGATAACACTGTCACTTATCATGATCAGGGCGAGTTCGTTCAGAACTTAGGCCCTGCTTATGATCCTATTAACCAGACACAGACTACGACTTCTTTTAGAAGTCGTAGCCAGACTGACGATCAAACTATCGCTGGTGCGGACAAAATCTACATCAACGGTTTTAAGGAACTTAGTTCCAAGTTTGATACTGGACATGAATTCTTTTCCAAACAAGAATTTGCTAGTGTAGGCCTACTTGGCCAAGCTAGTGGTTCGATATTTGGACAGAGAATAACCCTTAAGGGTGCATTCATTCCAATTGGTCTCGATGAAGGTGGGTTTAAATATCCAACTATAGACAAACTTTCCGATTCGGAAATTGCCTATTATGGACATAAAGCCATTGCCTCTACTGAGCCCGTTCAGCCTGGTGCGCAACTAGGCGACTTCTTAACACAGTCTGTGTTGACGAAGTTGCCTAAGTTCGTAGGAGATATCGGCAATATCCTAACTAAGACAGAGCTTGCCCGCGAAGCGGGTGCGCAATATCTTAATCTGGAATTTGGCTGGGCTCCTATGGTGTCGGACTTAAAGGCTTTGCTTAATACTGTCTTGAATAGCTATAAGCTTATCAAGCAGTATGAAAGCGGGTCCGGTAAGACGACACGACGCAGCTGGAGGTTTCCTACCACTTCTGATTATAGCGAATCTGCTATATCGCCCGGAGCTGGGGTTGCGAATTTATACGCGACCTCTTTTCCTGGGCTATGGAAGGGTAATAACCCCTATGGTAATTACCAAACAACCTCTATCCGCTCTACGCGGATGTGGTTCAGAGGTGCATATGTTTATTTTCTCGATTTTGGCCCCGAACTTCGGAGTCGATTTGAGAAGTATGCATCTCTGTCACAGCAACTATTGGGTCTTAAATTGACCCCTCAAGTACTGTGGGATTTGGCACCATGGTCCTGGTTGGCAGACTGGAAGTTCGACTTGACATCGATTTTGTCGATTAATCAAGACCTTTCAACTGACAACCTTGTCATTAAATATGGTTATTTAATGCGCGAAACCCGCGCAAGTAATAACTATATTGTTTCTGGCGTTGAACCAATCAATGGCCCGAAAGGCCCTTACACTGCCTCTCTTACTGTTGTTCAGAAAGAGAGAGTAAAGGCCACACCGTACGGTTTTGGAGTTAATCCTGAAGGGTTTACCCTTCAGCAACTCGCAATTCTTGCGGCTCTGGGTCTTACCCAGTTCCTCAAGCCGTGAGGCTAACTACCTCATTGGTGTGTATGCATCCGCATATGCACTTAATGGTAACGCCGGGAGGCGTCACAAGTAAGGACATGCTATGGCATACTCTGATCCACAATCAGTCACTGTTGATGGTTCTGGGGCTACTTCTCTTCCGAGAACAGCCTCAGGCGTCAATGCTGGTTCTTTTACCAGTAATGACGGGAACGTTCAGCTCTCCGTTTCGTCTTCCCTTGGGAAGCGGACTCGGCGAACTGCTCGTATCAACCTCAGCAAGATTGCTGCTGACCCGCTTATTTCGGCCCAGAATATTAAATACTCTTCGAGTGTTTATCTGGTTGTCGATACCCCTGTTACAGGGTTTAGCGTGGCCGAGTTGACTACGTTGGTCACAGGTCTGACGACCTGGCTAACTGCGTCAACTGCAGCAAACACCGTCAAGCTTCTTGGCGGTGAGAACTGATTACCATCCCTGGTCCAGTCCTTGAGAGCGTTACGCTCTTTGTGGGCTTTACCGGGATTGGTGCGGTTCTGCTGATTGGAGTACTCTACCAGATAACTGGTAGTTTTAACCGTGGGAAGTTCTACCGCAAGCATTAAACACTTGCAGCACCCTTCTTATCGGTTTTAACTCCACGCAGCGGGGCTCCCTTAATTGGGAGCCCCGTTTGCCAGAGACAGTCAAGCAAGGAATTACTAACTTCATTTAAGGAGCAGTAATTGAAAAGCCTAACTGTGTTCTTGCGTTATCTACTCATTGAAACGGGTAGATGGTGTCACGTAAGCACCGCGAACGACTACAAAATAGCCGTTCGTCGAATTGAAAAAGAAGGGGAATCGTTTTTGACGATTTCCTTACCTAACTTTGCAAAAGATCTCGAAAAAGGTCTTGAACAAGGTTATGTAGACTCCTCGCTCTTTGTGGGATTTTCTCACAAAGGCGTCATGCCCCGATTTCTCGGTGACATGTTGAGCCTGATTTTCAATTCTCTCGATGGTTCACTTCTTGATGAACCTTCTCATGAAGCGATCCGAGCTGTGCGCCAGATTTGTCTGGCGTTTGCAAAGATTAACCGTCCTTGCTCTGATGAGCGAATGGCGGCTGCTTTTGATGGGTTTATCAAGTGTGAGTCAGAAATACGGGTTAATGACCAAGAGATACATCCGTTCCTTGATGATTTTCGTCAATTCCGGCGTGTTTCTCGGTCCCTATTTGGGGATCTGTTTGACCGCTTAGACCTTATGGTTTATAACGGCCGATATGGAACGTTCCAACATCCAAAAGATGAAGGTCCTGTTCCACGGATACTCCCAAAGCACGGTCCTGGCACCACCGCTGAGAGGCTTCTGGGAAACCAGAAGTACCGACAGCTTGAGTGGACTGACAGGTTGGAAGCCGTTTTCCCTTTCGGGGAAAATGTAACTCCCAATTGGACCTCCTATTTGGAGTTGTCCAACCGGCTCGTATTTCTCGAACCTGGAGCAGAGAGGCCCGTTAGGGTTATCGCTGTTCCTAAAACGCAGAAAACACCTCGTATTATAGCTATAGAGCCAGCCTGTATGCAATATATGCAACAAGGCTTGCTTGAGGCTATTACGAATTTTGTTGATGGGGATGACATCCTGTCTCAACTTATTGGAACGAGTTCTCAGATTCCTAATCAACGCTTAGCGTTGAAAGGGTCTGCTGATGGCTCGCTTGCCACACTAGATCTTAGTGAGGCTTCCGATCGTGTTTCCTATCAGCTCGTACGTGAAATGCTTGCTTTCTGGCCCAACCTTTTGGGTGGGATAGATGCTTGCCGTTCACGGAAGGCTGACGTACCTGGTCATGGCGTTGTACGCCTGGCCAAGTTCGCGTCTATGGGTTCGGCCCTTTGTTTCCCAATTGAGGCGATGGTTTTTATTACCCTCGTCTTTTGCGGGATTGAGCGTGGAATACGCTCTAAAGGGTCAAGTGGACCTTTGGGCAGGAACGGCATAAAGTCGTTCCTGGGTAAGGTGCGCGTCTATGGAGACGATATTATCGTCCCTGTAGATTACGTACCCTTCGTGATCGACCGCCTTCAGTTTTTTGGTATGAAGGTGAATCGAAACAAGTCTTTCTGGAACGGTAAGTTCCGTGAGTCTTGTGGGAAGGAATTTTACGATGGGCACGACGTTTCAATCGTGCGTGTTCGTAGTGATTTTCCAACCTCACGAAAAGATACAACAGAGATTATCTCGACTGTTAGCCTTAGGAATCAGCTTGCTGACCTAGGGATGACAGAACTAGTTGCGAAACTAGACCAACTGATTGAAGGCTTTATACCCTTCCCTCGTGTTGGACGAGAATCTCCGGTTCTTGGCAAGTGGGACTCAGATGGTGGTTTCGAAACACACCGCTGGGATCCCATTTTACAACGTCCCCTCGTCAAGGGTGCTGTTGTAAAAGCCAAACTTCCACACAATAGTGTGGACGGATGGTTTGCCATGACCAAGTACTTCCTTAAACGCAGCGAATTGCAATTTGCTGACAGGGAGCACTTGTTGTATTCTGGACGTCCTGTGTCCGTCGACATCAAGACCAGGTTTGCCTCAGCAATCTGAGGCAATAAAACGGGGCACCCTTTAATAGGGTGTCGTCGGGAAAACCCGACTAGAGGAGAC